CGGTTTCCAAGTTTTCCAACACCGAATGGGTCGCCGGAATCAATACCGCCTTCAAAGTATTCAGTAGGCTTAAGCGTAGCGAAATGAAGGTGGTCGGTATCAAGAATAAAGATATCCGAAAGACCTGAGCCACTTCCCGTTGAACCCATTTCCTTACATGGGATAATAGGAATATCGTGATAAGTAGCAACCTTGAAACCAATTTCTCGTCCCTTGACACCCTTAATTCCATTCACAGTAGGAAGAACCTCGGTTCTGCCCATGTATCGCTCTTGGGATTGTAGCAATTCTCCGAGAGCCTGAATAGTGTCATATCCTGTTAGAATAACCTTTGGACTTGCACCACGAATTTGCAATTCACGAAGAGCCGTGTTAAGCATATTCAAAGTTAGAGGTCGGCGGCTTCCCGAATAATCACCGTGGTCGGTATAAGCATCCAACCAAGAGTTAGCGGCGGAGGTTCTATCCTTACCATAAAGAGTTTTTAGCCCGGTAGGAATAGCACCTGCATAGAGGTTTCCACCATCTGCGTTTTCCAATTCAGCCTTGTTTGTAACAATTTTGTAGAGGGAATTTAGGTTAGCGGCACCAACATTTGCTCCACTTCCATCTGAAAGGGATTCCATAGGAGTAAGAAGCATTAGATTCATCATTTCTGCGTGAGTAACTCCGACTTCTTCACGGTAAGCGGCCATTAGGTCGCCAATTCCGTCATCAATTTGAGCCATAGCAGCAGCCAATTCACTCAATTCAAACTGATGTGCAATAGTCTTAGGCGAACAGTATAGCGTATCATACTTTGGAGCGATAGGCGAAAGTTCATCAGTAACTGAGGTAGTAAAGGCGGCATTTTCAGCAACACCACCAATGTCGTTCAGCGTAATTGAACCTTGTCCCGTTCCTCCAGTAATAGAAAGAACATCACCAGTTCCACCAATTGCTCGCTCAATAAGAACTCGCCAACCTGAAGAAGACCAAGGCTTCTTAGGTAGCATAGCAAATGCGTTAATTTCACGGTTTAGCATAGACCATACTTTTTGTCCATACACTAAGTTATAAAGAGCATTGGTTGAGAATGCACCAGCGTTAGAATCCGAATGGATTCCTTGATTCACACCTGCGCCAATTCCATATGCTTTCATAAGATTGTTGCTTCCAAGGTTGCCGTATGTAGCGGCTTCCAAATCTTGAATTGTTCTAATTTGATTTAATCCTGACATTTTTTCACTTCCTTTATTTATTGTAGTTCACGAACCATTTCGTTAATTTCATCCCAAGACATTTCGTGAATACTGCTCATCTTAGCGATGACATCTTCACTCAATGTTGGTTGCGTGGTTGGGACAGATTGCTTTGCAATAACTTCCTTGTGGGTGTTAAGAGACTTTCGCAATTCTGCAAATTCATTCTTTAATGCAGCCACTTCGGAGTGTGCATCATAGTTTTCCTTTGCAATAGCGTTTGCCTCACTTGCTAATTCACTCTGATAACGAGCCTCAAATTGTTCCTTGATAACATCGTATGCTCTCTCTTCTTCCTTCTCGGCCTTGAATTGAGCATAAGCCTTAGCGATATTTTCATCGGAAAGGTCAAGGGATTGAATTTGCTCGGACTTTCGTGCAAGGAATTGACTAAACTCCGAATCATAGCGACCCGTAAGATTAGATTCTCCCATTTTTTGTCCTGTTGCATTGTGTCCATAAACGATAGAATCCATAGCCTTGCTTTCTTTGTCCTCAGCCATGTTTTCTTCATCGTCCATCATTTCTTCTTCTTCGGCTTTGTAAGACATATCTTCTTCATCGTCTTTCATAGAGCCCATGTTTTCTTCATCTTCACCCATCTTTTCGTCATCTGCATCATCTTTCAAAATCGTTTGATTTCGGAGTTGATTCACAATGTCTTCAAATTCGGCCAAAGCCTTACTAATTTCGTCGGTCATATTTTCACTTCCTTTTTTGTTTTCTTTCACAATCTCAAATTTGGCTTCAGGGTTAATTCCTTCTTCACAAATAGTGATTTCGTGGAGTTCTAGTTTGTCTATTTCTTTGTATGTTCCAATATCGGGGTCGTGAACATTATGCTTGTTAATAGCCTGTCCACCAATGCTGAAAGAACGAAGTTTGCCTCGCCTAATATCACGGCTAACCTCCTTCGCTTTCTCAATGTCGTTCCTCATTTTGATAACCACAAAGAATCCTGTATCATCAACGCCCGTTTTAAGAACATTGCCTTTTGTATCTGTGAAAGTGTCAATAACTTCTCCCACTTGCACATTTGAATGAGTAATCATAACATTCTTATAATCACTTTTCATAAATTTGTCAGAAGCCTCTTGTAGGGCTTCTAATGTAATTAAATCGTTTTGCTTATCTACAACATCAACGGATGCATAGCCAGCAATGACCATATCTTTCCCAGTTCCTTTTAGAATAACTAATTCCGAACCGGAAGAAGGAGTATTGCCTAATCGGATAGGCCTTACCTTAAGAGTCATGGTTATACATCTGTTTAACTATTATATAAAGGAATAGGGTTATTTTTCAGAAAATGTAATATTTATATATTTATCTTCGGTAATATCCCACAATCCTTCGTCGCTATCCTTATCGGTTGGCTCTTCTTTGTAGCCTGTAAATACAATCCATTTATCTTCATCCATAATTTTTACAACACGGAAATGAATTTTACCGGAATACATTTTCCCTTCTAAGAAATATTCGTGATATCCATCTCTTTGAGAACCAACTTTAATTTCACCTTCATCAACTTTTTTTGTTTTATCAACATCTTTAGTATATTCTGCAAGATACCTTTCAGCCTTACCAAATAATTCATAGATATCTTCAATTTTATCTTGCTCAATTCTCCAAGAAAATGTTTTATCTTTAATTTGATAAATAAAATTTAAATCACCATCTTCTCTTCTCCAGATTTCGTATGAATTGTTTTCCATTTTACCTATTACTTCAGGGTCTTTGACTAATGTTTTATCATCGTGATAGAATTTTTGTCTATCTTTATTATATAAAACACCAAAGGCTTCTCCTCTTTCCTTAATATATTTGAGTATGCCTTTGTCCGAATCTCCATCAGAAAAAATTCTTTTTATGATTTCAGGTGCTCTTTTCTTGACCCTACTAATTAATTCTTCTTTTGAAATTTCACCTTCATTGACAATCTCTGCAACGATACTCATCAATCTACCACTATCTTTTTTATAGATTTCAGCAAGTTCTTGTTTCCACAAATCAATATCAATCATGGCATTTTTTGACATTAGATTATCTTGTAAAAATCCTGATAATACAAATCCATCATTAGAATACGATGCATTTAAATCTACTACACCATGTATATTATCAGTAATTGAATATGATTTTTTAAGTGCCTCGATGGAATAATCTGATGCAGATTTTTTATTATCCTTAGATAAAAATTCTAAAGTAATAATTTTTTCCGGCTCGCTAACTTCTGGTTTTTCAATCACCTTAGCACTATAAATTGAGAATCCAGTTTTAGTTCTTTTAACTTCATCAACCTTAACACGGATAATATTACCCTTTTCTGAAGTAATTTTTGTATTTAGAGCCTTACCTACATTTAGATAATCTTTATTTTCATATCTAACTATTGGTTTGTATTCTTCATTACTGAGAGGTCCAGCACCTAATGTATAACTAAATGTTCCATTTTTGTTCTTTCTAACATCTAAAATAATTAAATCTAAATCAACAAATTTCTTCCACTTAACCCACTTTGGATTCTTTCTCTTTCCTACAATGTATGATGATTTAGCATCCTTAATAATTACACCTTCGGATGTAGGATTTTTCATAATTTCTAAAGCATACTCTTCGATTTCTTCTAAGGAGTCTGCAACTCTTGTGTTAGATTTTGTAGGAAACTGCATTTGTCTATGAGAAACTTTATTAAAATTACCCATAAGAGATTGTAATCTTTCTTCTAATTTATTCTTCCAAATATGTTCACCATTCAAACGAATAATATCAAAGACATGAACCCTTAGTTCAAAGGCAGAATCATCCTTTTTTGAATTGATATATGAAATTGTATCTGCTCGGTGTAGTGGTTCTTCATTTTCATAAAGAACAACTTCGGCATCTAAAATACATTCAGGGAAATCTTCATCTCTCATAATTTCTACTTGCTTATCAAACTTTCTTGTAATGTCATTCTTATTAAATGAAAACACTTTAATTTCTTTATTTTTATGAATTTGTATTCTCATACCATCATACTTTTCTTGCACTATGTATTCGCCAGAAAAGCCTTTAATTTCTTTCATGTCGTCAATTTCAAAAATACGATACATGGGTTTGTTGGGAATAATAAATTCATTTAACTCTTTATCTTCTTTTAGCATAGCATTTTTTAGTGAAAAATCTTTATCAATACCTTCAATAGTATAATTAAAATTCCAAATTCTATCTCCATATTCAGCAATTAAGAAGTCTTCAATTTTTTCGGTAATGATACTTTGTTCTTCTCCACCGTCAATTTTTAAATCACTATAACTAACAATAAGTGAACTTGGGTCGTCAGGTGCATTAGATAACCATTCAATATTATTAATGTTAATTACCCTTTCAAATGCTTTTAGGATTCTCTTAGTATCAGTTAATTGCTGCCAAGAAGAAGCACTATTTTCTTTGGTATAAACTTCGTATAGCATTTCTCTTGCAGGTTGCATTTTTCTCTTCAAACGCTTAACATCAGCATCGTAGTTTTTTTCAAGCCATCTAAATAATTCTCCATCGGTTAAGTCTAATCCCACAAAACCTTCTGTAAAATCATCTTCTCTATCTCCGACATCACCCCATCCATCAAGTGCTCCCCTACCTGCTCTATAAGCCCAATGTAAAAACATGGCATAAACTTGAGTATCTTCTAATAATAACTTTGGTAATTTATCACCAAATTTCTTTCTAAAGGGGTCTTTATTAAATGAAGTCTGTTCTTGAACCTCTTTTAAATTTTGATAAATTCTTTTTGCTTTAGCACCTTGAGGATTTTTAGCCTCTTCACTATAAACTAAAGATTCCGATAATTCATCCCTTAACAAATCACCAATTGGGTTAGGGCTATCCCATTTATCACGAATTTCTTCGATAGTGTTAGACCATTCATCTTTGTAGTCCTTTGGTCTTTCTCTTGCACTAAGATAAGAAACTCTTACCTTATCGTATAAATCTCTTAATGACCTTGATAAAGGGTCAATCCTACCCGTTTCTGGTGGCAATTAACCACCTCAACGCATATCTTGTGGCATTTGTGCTCTTCTTGCATCAATTTTTGTTGTAGATAAAAATGCTCGTAGTTTATTTGCCGCATCATTAAGGGCAGTTAATAGAACCTTGCCTTCTGAAGTTGTTAGAGGATTAGCCTTAGCCATCTTTTCATCATTACCTAATACAGATAGTGCCGCCATAGCGGGATTTAATTTTTCTTCACTATCACCAAACCTTGCTAAAGAAATGAGAACCTTTTCTTCATCATCCGTATTATTTCTATCTCTTCTTTCTTGACCGGGATTTCTTCTTAGAAATTCTTTCATGTTTTCATCAACAGCATAATCAATGTCATCCTTAGAAATGCTCATACCTGTATAATCTTTTGTAGGCATTTGTCTGTTTTTATAGACGGCCCCTGCTGTTTTTGCTTGAGTTTCCGTTAGTGGTTTCTGCGCCATTCTTCCAACATCAACCTTTGTGGGGCTTTTTGCCTTACCGGTAATTTTCTTATCACTTGGGTCAATATGACTACCAAGATGATTAGAAAGTAGATTACCAATCTCAACCAATTGTGTCAATACTGCTGTAATTTTATCTTCACCACGAGCATCATCTGTAAAGTCCATCGTCAATTCATTTTTACCATTATAATCCATTTTATTCACCTGCCAATCTTACAACCATTTCATCAATATCGGCCCAGTCCATCTTTGCTATTGTATCAGCATCTGGGACTCTTCCGGCCTTTTGAATTGATGGTCTTGCACTCTCAACTTTTACAAGTCCTGATTTCATTAAAACATTGTCATCATCAAAGACGGTTGTTTCTATGTTCTTGACTCTCTCTACTAATTCTTTTAATAACATTATTAATTGTTCATCCATTTTATTCACCACTTTTAGGGTATACCATTTCTCTCAAATCATTGTAAAGTCTTTCGTAATCTTTTCTTAATCTTGCGGCCAACTTTACTACCTTCACGTTCTCATCATCATATCTGATAATTTTTTTATTCAACTTTTTGTCGCCTTTCACTACGCCTAATGTTTTCAATAAACGAATCAGTTCGGATAACTTGAGGAAATCGTGTCCAAAGTATTCTGTTGGGTCTGCGATATTTAAAATTGCCTTAACCTTTTTCTTCTGTTTCTTGTCAAGAGACTCAAGGATAAGCCCAACATCTTCCTTGATAATAATCTCATCCTCTTCACCGAGAACCACTAATAGGTTGTCAAGAGATTTCTTTACTTCTTTTATAGGAATAGTTTGAATGTCTTCTCCCATCTTCTTTGGCACTTCAGATGTAGTTAAATATTCAATATTAATTAAATCATCGTTATTTAAAAGACCACTTAGAATACCTTCTCTTTTGTATATTTGTAAAAATGTTTTTACTAAGAAATACATAATAGACCTTCCATTTTCATTAGGAACCTTTTCCTTAACTTGGTCTCTAATATTTGATTCAATTTTTCCAAGAACTTCTTTATCCGAACCTTGATATTTTTTCGATAAACTCTTACCTTTAACAACATCATAAAGAACAGAAATAATTTCTCTCTTACCTTCAGAAGTCTTATCAAGTTTATTCATTTCCCTTGAAATAACAGGGCCTAATCTTGTTTCAATTTTTTGATTGCCCTCTCTATCT